CGGAGATGATTCCGATGTCGGAGCGGCAATACGTGGCATTCCTATATCACCTTCGCAATCGTCCGTTGCCCTCGGTTCTCGTGTCTGAGCTCGAAAGCGTGGCTATCCAGCCGCACATGGATAGTCTGACAGTACAGCAGGGGCAGGTGCCCCTGCCTATGGATGAAGAAATGATAGTCGAGGAGGTCGAATGAGCAAGCGTATTATCGCGATCGTCGGTCCAGCTGGAAGCGGCAAGACCACATTGGCAGAAGCGATCTGCATGCACCCAAAGGGAGTTCGCCTATCTATCGCCGCACCGATCCGTACGGTGGCTGCTGTTTCCTTCGGCGAGGTACAAAAGAACAGGGAATACGAAGTGGCAACTAAGTACGGAGTGGAACGGCAAATCACAGGGCGGGAAGTGCTACAGGAAGTAGGCGCTGCCCTCCGCGAGTTCGATCCTATGTTCTGGCTTCGCGCCGCAGAAGCGCAAATCGCGCGACTGAGCGATGATTCGATTGTGGTCATCGATGATGTTCGGTTGGATCGGGAAGTCGAATACTTCCGCAAGCGCTACGATACGTGGATCGTGTTGCTCTGGGCAAGCAGGGAAACGCGAGCCAAGCGAATCGGAGAGCTGCGAGGAGAGCGTGACGTGACCGAAACAGACTGGCAGTACGCTAAGCCAGATATCGTTATTAACACTGACGAGAGCTCCGCGAAGGAAGCGCTCGACATTGTGGCTAAGGAGGTATTCTCATGACCATGGACGAGGAGCACCAAAGGTTCACGTACGACGGCAAGGATCTCGTCGTATGCAAAGGGCAGTACGCTGATGGCAACATGGCAGTGCTAGTTCGAGAGCAGTGGAGCCGTGATCCAGTTGCGGTGATATCAATCAATCTTCCGAAAGATGAGAATCCGGAACTCGAAGTTGGTGAGTTCTGGGGAAAGGATTATTCTGAAAACGAAACGCTATTCAAAGTACTTGTTGGTCTTGGGATTATTCGCGGCACTGGCAAGTGGACTGATCTATCTGCGTTCGCGTCTGTCGAATCGTGGGTCTTGAGCTGATGGGAAAACTACGCGATCAACAGCGAGCAGCTGAGCACGCCATAGATCCTGGGCTCGCGGAACGTAGCCGTCGCGGTCGCACCGCTAGGCAGCGTGGCAACGCATACGAGCGTGAGGTTGCTGCTAAACTTGGCGCTAAGCGCGTCGGAATGTTTGGCGGCAAGCAGGATGTGGCTAACGATTGGATTGCTATTCAGTGCAAGGTGGGCAAGTCCTATCCTGAACGGCTGGATATTTGGTTGCGGGAGGTGCCTGTTAAGGGTGACCAGCTGCGTGCGCTTGTCGTTGGCGATGCTCCAGGTCCAGGAGTTCGCCGTCGCTCACTAATCATTCTCGAGCTAGACGACTTCGTCGCTTGGTTCGGTAAGGAAGCACAGGAGGCAGACAATGAACAACCAGCGTTTCACAAATAAGTTCGAATTAGTTCTCGGGCAAAGCAACCGATGGGATTTCTTTAATCACGTCAACGAATATCTCGGAAATCTTTGCCGTCCGATTTACCTAGTGGAAACAGGCAGCATGCGCCAAGCAGATAACTGGGATGGCGACGGTCAGAGCACCCGCGTCTGGGATTGGATGGCTCGTGAGTACGGTGGGCATGTTGTGACTTGCGAACTCGACCAATCTGCTATTGACTTGGCTCGGAAGTTCACGGATCGCGCGCAATATATTCACGGTGATTCGGTGGATGCACTTCGCGAGATGCCGAATAAACAGAATATCGATCTGCTATACCTTGATTCGATGGACGCGTATCACAAAGGCAGCGCAGAGCACCACTATCAGGAGCTGAAGCAAGTATATGACCATATGCGCATCGGCGCGCTAATCGCCATCGATGACTATCACGGCAAAGGAGAAGGGAAAACAGCAGTAATCGAGGCGCTATTCGATCGCAAGTGGATTCCTGGAACTCTATTCCAGAATCAGGTGCTGGTTTACGCTAAGCCAGCCACGCACCCAACGATTGCGTCGCTCGAGGACGCTGGTTGATGGCAGCGGTGCTAGCGGTAGCACTTGTCATCGCAGGGCTCGGTGATCGACCGCCAGCCAAACTAAACGGCATCGCTACGTGGTATGATGCGGCACGGAATGGGCAAAGCAGCTGGTATACTCGAGCAGGTATCAAGTTATATGGAGCGGCAGGTCCAGCTCTCCGCAAACTGATTCCCGTCAAATGGAAGATGAAACCTAAAGCAGTGTTGATTCGCTCTGAACGCACAGGCAAACAGGCTGTAGTTTGGATCGTGGATTGGTGTAAATGTCTTGCTGGTGGAGGAAGAGAGCGATTGATTGACCTAGCACCTGCCGTATGGCACACGCTCGGAATCGATCTCGCTCGCGGAGTGACGGAGGTAACCATTACCGTATATGAAGACTAATCGTGTGAAGAATAGGACAAGGGCAGACATCGAACACCACCAGCAGTTCGTTGCTGCTTGCAAACAGCTAGCTCGATATCGCAAGATCTCGCTGAACCAGCTATTCGAGAATGCACATCGCATCGGCGTGACTTCGTCATGGCTGAAGATGCGCTACTACGATCGCTGCCTTGTGTCTTCAACAGACCTCGAGCAAGTGCGGAATCTCACTGACGGTGCGGATGCGATTCAGGGCAAACTCTCGTATATGATTAAGATGCAGGCAGCTGTCGATAAGTTCTGTAAGGTCTGCGTCGGTCACGATGTCGCGTGCCGATACCGCACCTGCGAGCTGCGCCCATTCTCACCGTACGAATTCGTGAAACTGGAGACTAAGCGCTATGAGTAACATCGACCGAAACATCAAGGAGCTGCTTGACTGGTACATCGAGAAGCAGGATCCTGTGCCGATGCAGCTGCACAGTTCGAAAGTATTCGGTGGCGATGGGCGACCTGATTGGACGGCTGCCTTCAAGGAGTATCTATTCTGGTCACCTGAGGCAATAGAGTATCGGTATGATGATGTACCATGCAGGCATGAGAACCAGCCTGATCCAGGAAGATGTGAGTTGTGCGGTATCCGTGATGCTAATGGTGCTGTGCTAACATCATCTGGCAAGTATCGCAAGCCAACTGTACGATACCGACATCCGATGCGTCGTGCGCTCGCTAAGCTAGCACAGGGCGAACGCGGCATGATGTTCACGGAGATTCTCCTCATCTGCTCTCAACAGGGTGCAACGATGGGCATACGAGGGATGGAAAGAGATCTGAACATCTCCCAAGAGAGGGCAAAGCAGTTGCTGCTGTTGGCACTTGTACGAGTTGCTAGGTACTACAAGAATGAACCGCAACATGGCGCGTTGGGGATTGCTTATTCAAAGCAAATGAGGCATAATTACCGTCGACCTAGAAGACTCGGCACGCCAGATCGGTCTGAATGATGCGTGTGTTGTGTGTGTTGAATAACGCACCCAAACTATCTGCTGTGGCATGCGGTGAGTCCTCCCGCATTGCTACTTCACGCTGGTCGAGCGATTCCTCTCGCTCGACCAGCACTACATCTGCGATGAGGATACCTGTCTCAACAACGGCTATATGCGCGTTCGGCATTGGCGTCCTCATCGCGCTCTCATTGGTGGTAACATGGAAATAGATTGGGAACACGTGAGTCCTGCGCGCAAAGAAAAATGCATGCAGATGCTGGCATTCCTTAAGCGTGTCGCCAAAAGGGAAGAGATTGAAGTGCTGAAGGTAGACTTCCACCCTTACCACCGACCCGACTGTTTCGATGCTGAAACTGACTTTGATGAGAAGCGCATCACCTTCTGTGGTGCTGTCGATCGCATCACAATACTACATGAGTTAGCCCATCTCGGCACTGACCAGCCGCATACGCGTGCTTGGGCAGAGCTGCTACTATCGTATCACGAGAAGTACTTGCCTGTTGAAGTTCGTAAGCGCGCTGATCGCAGCATCGCACTGAACTACGGCAAAGGACAGTCCGCTTACTACCGCAAGTATCGCAAGCGTGTGCTTCGTACTACTAAGACTATAAGATCGACATGAGATTCTCTCGACCTTGTCTTAGTTGCGGAATGAGAACGAAGGATGGCAATAGGTGCCATGACTGCCGACTGGAAGTGCAACGTGAACGCAACGCTGGCATACGTAAACCATATGCTGATCCTGCGTGGCGCAAACTATCTAAACAAGTACGTGACGAGCGACCATATTGCGAGATGTGCGGTGCGATCGAAGATCTCACGGCAGACCATATTGTTCCGCTATCGCGAGGTGGCGAACTGATTGTGCCACTATCTCAACTACGTGTTCTTTGTCGCAGCTGTCACGGCAAAATAACACAACACTGAACATCCTTCGCCGATTAGGGGAGGGGAGCGGGAAATCTTGGAGCTCGATCGAGCTCGGAACCCATGCCGCCCCACCACGTATGCTCCGTCGAGTTGGTCGGGTGGGGTTGGAGGGAGCTGCATGCCTGGACCAAAGAAACTGCCAGCAGAAATAAAAGAGAAACGCGGAACACTGCGAGCAGATAGAACGCCAGTAGTACAACTAACAAATCATCTACCACGCGTGAGCGAGGCAGATATACCAGATGATTTAGGTCCACTAGCACGCGAAGCATGGGTACGTATCGTAGAACGCGCAGGAGAATGGATCGCTATCAGCGATCGTGATGCGCTACGTCTATTATGCAAGGCTATCGAGTTCCATCAAGAGTTGGAGATGCGTATCGTACAAGATGGACCAATCATGTATGCTAAGAATGGATATGCGTACGCTAATCCAGCTGTAGGAATGCGCGCAACGCAGGAGGACAATATCCGAAAATGGATGGCGACATTGGGTCTAACGGCAGCCGACCGCGCAAGCCTCGGCGTAAGAATGGTAGAAACGCAGACAGCAATCGAGAGATTCGCAGCACGACATCGCGAGAAGGCTGGGAACCGCGCTGGTTAACGCCAGTAAACGCTGAGGATCTAGCGCGATCGCTAGGCGATAACATCGCGGACTTCGCTGAGGAACTTGTACCAATTGCGAAAGACAGCATCGCGGGTCGCAGTGGCGACCCGCTTCTCCTTCGTTATTGGCAACGAGAACTACTAAGACATATATTCGCCGTTAAAGAAAACAACACATTCGTACATCGATTCTTTCTTGTAGGGATCGCACGCAAGAACGGAAAGACAGCGCTAGCATCTACGCTTCCGTTGTACTTCGGATTGTTCGGCGATTCTGGCGGTGAAATCTATAGCGCAGCTGGCGACCGTGATCAGGCTAAACTAGTCATGAGCCACGCGAAGCGCGCTATCGATCTTTCACCAGAACTCGCAAAGCAGACTCGCGTATACCGCGACGCTATCGAGTTCCATCGTACTGGTACCTTGTATCGTGCATTGTCCAGTGAGGCATTCACGAAAGAAGGTCTAAGCGCTACGCTCGTCATCGCCGACGAGCTAGCCGCTTGGCAATCGCGCGAGCTGTTTGACGTGCTGTCCTTGTCGATGGGCGCGCGACGCTCGCCAATGATGATCGCGATTACTACCGCAGGTCCACGCGTCGACATGACAGGAACTGACAGCATCGCGTATACCTTGTACCAACTAGCGCGACGGCGAATCGCAGGAGAGAACGATGACCCTACGCTTGGGATGGCGTGGTGGGAAGCGGACGAGGACTCGTACGACAATCCCGATCTTTGGTCGCATGCGAATCCTGGATTGCTAAGCGATCCCGCGATTCTTGACATCGCCGACCTGCTTAGCGCTAAACAGCGAACTCCGGAGGCTGAGTTCAAGACGAAGCGCCTCAACATGTGGACTGCTTCGGCTGCCGCATTCCTGCCAGCTGGCACTTGGGATGCGTGCGCTGATCCAACACTGGAGCTGGGCGCTGACGAAGACATCGTGGTGGCATTCGACGGATCGTTCAGCAACGACAGCACTGCTATCGTTGGCTGCCGCATCGCCGATGGCGCTATCTTTGTGCTAGGGCATTGGGAGCGCCCACTAGATGATCTCTCTTGGCGCGTGCCAATCGGAGAAGTCGAAGCGCGCATGGAGGAAATCTTCCGTAGCTATCGCGTGCGAGAAATCGTCTGCGATCCATTCAGGTGGCAGCGGTCGATGGAAGAATGGGAATCTGCTGGTCTGCCCATCGTGGAGTTTCCGCAGAGTCCTGCTCGCATGGTTCCAGCAACAGCCGCACTATATGATGCGATTGTTAACAAGCGATTAAAGCACAACGGTGATTCGCGCCTAGCGCGACACGTCGACAACGCCACGCCATATACTTCGCGTCACGGAACACAGATTCGTAAAGGACGCGAGCAGAACAAGAAGATCGACCTTATCGTAGCAGCCATCATGGCATATAGCCGCGCTGGCAGTCTGCTTACCGAAGTGCCTGAAAAGACACCGAATGTGGAGTTTATCAGCCTATGAGTAATCTGCTTGAAATCATCGGCGCTATTTGCGTGCTAGTAGGACTGTGGGCTATTGACCCGATGAGTCTGCTAGTTCTGTTCGGCGTGCTCATGATTACTATTGGATATAAGCGAGGAGATAACAAGTGAGCATTCTACGCCGAATCATCGCAGGACAAGAGCAGCGCTCGCTCAGCCTGCAGAACCTTACGCCATTAGCGTTCGATAAGGTTCCGTTCTTGGGGCTACGGGAAATCGATAGCAAGGCAGCGCTAGGACTCAGCGCGGCGTACGCAAGCGTGCGGCTGCTGGCTGACGTAGTTTCTTCTTTCCCTGTCGATTCGTATCGCCGCGAGAATGGCATTCGCCGACCATTCCGAACCAATGGGCAGAAGCCATCATGGATGGTTACGCCGATTCCAGATGAGCCAACATATACTATCAATCAGGTGATCAGCGAAACAGTCGTGTCGTTGTTCATGGATGGAAACGCATTCCTATACGCACCGCGAGATGAGCAGGGTCGCGTGCTAGAAGTGCGCGTGCTAGATCCGCGACGCGTCGACATCTTCCGAGAGGATCGCGTTGTCAAGTACAAAGTATACCAAGATGAGCGATCCAATCCGATTGTCTACGGTCAGGAAACAATCCTGCATATTCCACTTATTGCGCTTCCTGGTGAAATGCGTGGAATCAATCCGATCTCACAGCTCCGCAATACGCTATCGCTCGGATTGACACTTGAAGACTACGCGACGCATTTCTTCCGAACAGGTTCAACACCGACAGGCATCATCGAGGTGCCCAATGAACTGACCAAAGAACAAGCGGAATCATTGAAGTCAGGGTGGGCACGCCACCACTCCGGATCCAATATCCACACTCCAGGAGTGCTCACTGGCGGTGCCACATTCAAGCCGCTAGCCTTCCAACCAGAGGACGCGCAGCTGCTCGCTTCGCGCCAGTTCACGGTTGAAGAGGTAGCGCGCATCTTCCGCGTGCCAACAAATCTTATTCAGAGTACGGTAGCTGGCGCTGTTTCATACGCCAGCGTAGAACAACAGAACCTCGCGTTCGTGCAGTATACGCTTCGTCCTCTAGTTGAGATGATCGAGCGACCTCTGAGCACACTGATTCTGGTTCCGGACGCATTCGTTAAGTTCACTATGGATTCGCTGCTTCGCGGAACTACTAAGGATCGATTCGAAACATATCGCATCGGACTGCAGGAAGGATGGCTGTCTGTCAATGACATCCGGAGATTCGAAGATCTTCAGCCTATAGATTCTGGTGATTCCTACCGCATGCCGCTGAACGAAGCAGACGCAGGTATTGCGTCGCTCCGCCAGCGCGCTGACATTGCGGCTATGCTAACACAGGCTGGATACGAGCCAGAGCAAGCAGCAAATCTAGTCGATATCAATATCGCGCACACTGGCGACACGCCACCAAGCGCGACTGCATGAGGGAGCCAATATGAGCATTGTAGCAGGACAAGTTTCGATAGGCACAGCCGCTACTCTAATCTATGACGCGACGAACTCAGACAAATGTGAGATAACGTTTCAAACTAAAACTAAGGACGTGTTTATCGGTGAATCTGGCGTCACTGTGAACAATGGGTTTCATCTTGTAGCAGGTCAGACCGTGACGCTGAAGATTGGTCGTAATGATGCGATCTACGGAATCACCGACACTTCGACGCACACGATCTCGTATTGGGTTTACGTACCTAACTGATGCCATACTATATCACTGACTCGGCAGAGGGATGCGAAGGTTGGGCTACGATTAAAGGCGACGGCGAAGTGCTAGGCTGCCACAGCAGCAAGCAGGACGCGATCGACCAAATGGTCGCGCTCTCACTCGCAGAGGAAATCGAACCAGGAGGCGAGCGCGCACTGCCAGATAACTACCGACCCGCACTCGCCGAGGATGTGCCTGAAGGTCGCGCCTGCGGCAACTGCGCCTTCTACAACGAAGACGATATTCAGGGCGACAAGGCGTGGTGCGAGCGCTGGGACGATTATGTCAGCGGCGCGTATTACTGCAACGCTTGGCAGCCGCGCGAGGACGATGACGACGACGAGGACGACGATCAGGAAGAGCGCGCTCCGATTAATCCTGATGGATATTCTCCTACTTCTGGCATGAAAGCAGAAGCCCAGCGCGGACTCGACTGGCGCAGCGAGTTCGGTCGCGGCGGCACTGAAATAGGTATTGCTCGAGCACGCGATATCGTGAATGGCAAAAATCTGCCATTCGAAACAGTACAACGAATGGTAAGTTTCTTCGCGCGACATGAAGTCGACAAGCAGGCTGAGGGATTCAGCCAAGGCGAGGATGGATATCCTAGCAATGGTAGAATCGCATGGGCACTGTGGGGAGGAGACGAAGGTAAGCGATGGGCAGAGAATATCTCTGACAACGCAGAACGCAAGGAGAACAAGAATATGGCTATCGAGTATCGGCAGTTCCATACCGAGATTCGGCAGGAAGGCGACGGACATACCTTCGAAGGATATGCCGCTATCTTCGACGCTGAGTCCGAAGGTCTAGCATTCCGCGAAGTGATCCGTCCTGGAGCATTCAGCAAGTCTGTTGCTGCTGCTAACAGGGGAGAATGGGAAGTGAAGGCACTTCAGGATCACGATCCTAAGTACTTCCTCGGATCAACCAAGACTGGCACGCTCTCGCTTCAGGAAGATGATCGCGGACTTAAGGTTCGCGTATCCCTGAATCCGGAGGTGACGTTCGCATCCGACCTCGCTGCTATGCTGCGACGCGACGGAGCTGCGATGGGTATGTCCTTCGGCTTCAGCGTTCCGTCCAAGGGTGACGGATACAACGACGACGGAGTGCGCGAGCTGACGAATGTGCGACTGCACGAAGTGAGCCTGCTTACAGGACACGAGCCAGCCTACCCTGCTACGGTAGGACTAGGCGCTGTTCGTGCGCTCTCGCAGCGCACTGAGATCGATGCGCAGAAACTTATGCGCGCATTCGACACGCTGCTTGCTGGGGCTCCGGATGCGGAAGCAGCAGAAACACTAGATCTCGCGATCCGCAAGGTCGCGCCAGATCTGCGTGAAAATGATGATGTTGACAGCCCTAAAGTGGTTGTCGAAGTCACGCAGGAAACAGGATCGGACGAAGCGATTCGTGCGGTTCCGTTCTCTGTGCGAGAACGCCAACTAGCGCTTGCTAAGTTGGAAATGAAGCAACCGAATCGCTAGGGCGCAGCACGAGGGCATTCGCACCACTGCTGGACGTACCACCGAATAGGTTCAAATAGTATAAACAAGGAGATAGAAATGTCTGAAGTAACTCAGGCGCTCTATAGTCAGTACCGCAACGATTGGGAAGAGGCTAAGTCACTTCTCGCTCGAGCAGCTGATGAGAAGCGCGAATTGACCGCAGAGGAGGAGCAGCGCTGGGATGCGTTGAACACCTCGATGTCGTCAAAGAAAACCAAGATCGATCAGGTCGCAGAGGCTGAGGATCGCTCCGAGAAGATCGGCGCACTCGCTGAACGCGCACTCAAGGTCGAGAAGTCCGTTAAGGCAGACAACGATGCAGACGTACTCCGAGCAATCGCCACTGGCGAGAAGCGCTCAGGTAAGTTTGAGATTCGTGCACTGGCTAGCGGCTCAGCGACTGTTCCCGTGACGTTCGCAGACTTCGTTGTCGTTGCGCTTTCGCAGGGCAACCCAGTTTACGAAGGTGCCACCAAGATCCGCACAACCACTGGCGAGAACATCACTGTTCCGCGAGTGACGGCGAATCAGGCGACCACTTTCGTCAGCGAAGGTTCGACCATCTCGCCTGCTGATCCAACGATCAGCAGCATCACGCTGTATGCAAACAAGATTGCCTCGATGACTCTTCTCAGCAATGAGTTGGTTCGCGATGCAGGCTTCGATATCACGCGAGTGGTCGGTGAGGCTGCGGGTCGCAGCATCGCTTTCCTCGCTGGTTCGGCATGCACCCTCGGTACTGGTACTGTCCAGCCGACGGGATTCATCACCGCAGCGACCAACGCACAGTTGTCGACCGCTACGAAGGCTGGTACGGTTGCGTCCACCTTCTTCGATAGCCTTGACCTCGTGACGTTGCTCTACGCTCTCGGTCCGGATTACCGAAACGCCAACACGCAGTGGCAGCTCTCGAGTGCTGCTCTTTCGAAGGTTCGGAAGATGCAGGACACGAACGGCATGCCAGTCTGGGTTCCTGGACTTGCAGCTGGTCAGCCTGATACGCTGCTCGGCTACCGCGTAGTTGAGAATGTTCACATGGCTGCCGTCGCTTCTGCGTCGAAGTCCGTTGCGATCATTCACGCTCCGTCCTATTACATCCGCGAGCTGCCGATTGAAGTCGCGTCCTCAAGCGAGTACGCCTTCAACGCTGCGCAGATTGCCATCCGAACGCTATACGCGCTCGATGGAAACCTGCCAGATCTGACGGCTCAGCGCGTGTTGGTTTCCGCCAACACCTGATCCTAGCTAACTAGGGTAGAGTTGCTCCCTGCCGCTAGACTTCGGTCTGGCGGCAGGGGCACTCGCGTTCAGATATCTCTAACGCTAGTCCAGTGCGTCTGGATACGGGCTCTTTCGAGCTCGAAATGGTGCTTGCTTTATAAGCAGGTTCGAGGCATGCTGACCGACTCTTCGGTCAAGGGAGGCAAATATGCGTATTGGTTGGACTTCGAATGCTCCATGGTCGCCTACGGGATACGGAATGCAGACACAGGAGATTGTACCTAGGCTGGTAGCCGACGGACACAAGGTTGCCATCATGGCTAATTACGGGTTGGCTGGAACCACGCTTGAGTGGAATGGCGTTCCCGTTATGCAGCAAGGGATGGACGCATACAGCAACGACCTAACGCCAGCGCAGATGGCATGGTGGATGGCGCAGGATCCGCAGGTTCCTGGACTCGGCATCACGCTCTACGATGTGTGGGTATACAAGTCTCCGCAATGGGACGAGATTCCGATTGCTTCTTGGACTCCGATCGATCATAGCGTTGTTCCAGCCGAAGTCAAGGCGTGGTTCGACCGCAAGGGCAAGGGCAAGTGGGCGATCGCGATGAGCCGATTCGGCGAGCATGAAATGCTGAAGGCTGGCATCTCTCGCGAGAATCTATTCTACGCTCCGCATTCTTTCAATGACAATATCTTCAAGCCAACGGAAAGCGAGATTCGAAAGGATCTAAACATTCCGGAGGATGCGCACCTCACGATGATCAACTCCGCGAATAAGGGCATCACGCCTATCCGCAAGTGTTTCCCTGAAATGCTGCTCGCGTGGTCAACCTTCGCGAAGTCGAAGCCGAACGCATATCTCTATCTTCACACCGACTTCTTCGGTCTGGCGAATGGCGTCAAACTGGAGCGACTGCTTCAGGCAGTTGATGCGCCAGCAGATCGCGTGCGTATCGTGCCGCAGTTCGAGTTTAGGCAAGGGCTGCCGTCTGAAGTATTGGCTCGACTATACACAGCAGCGGACGTACTACTGATGACTTCGCGTGGCGAGGGATTCGGCGTGCCAGCTATCGAAGCACAGGCATGCGGCACTCCTGTGATCGTCACAAACTGGACTGCGCAGCCTGAGCTAGTCGGATCCGGATGGAAAGTCGATGGGCAGCCAGAATGGGACGAAATGCAGACTGGCTGGTGGATGGTTCCGGAAGTTAAGCGCATCATCGCGGCGCTCGAGGAATCATACGAAATGAAGTCAACTGAACAGGCTAAGGCGGCATCGGAGGCTGCGGTGACGTTCGCGGCTGGATACACCACTACGAAAGTATACGCAGAACACTGGCATCCTATTCTGAAAGAGCTCGAACAGCGCGTCACTAGCGGATCCGCTACCGCGCTAAACCGAGAGCAGCGCAGGGCAGCCAAGCACAAGAAATAAGGAGCTGCGATGGCGATTACTAACGGATACACGACTGGGTCAGCTGTGAAGGCTGCGCTTGGTATCATCGATTCGGATTCCGATTCACAACTCGACCTAGTGATCGAGTCCGTATCGCGCTTGATCGATGACTACACAGGACGCTTCTTCTATAACGCTGGTACCGTGACGGCATATTACGAGGCTGACGAATACCTCACATTGCCGATTGACGACTTCGTAAGCGTGTCCTCACTGACCGCCGACGATGACGCGAACGGCAATTACGAAACTACTTGGGGAACCGCAGATTATGCCCTCATGCCGTACAATGCTGCCACAACAGGTCGACCGTACAATATGATTCAGGCTACAACATGGGGAGCGCGCACCTTCCCGATCACCGTCACGAGAGGCGTGAAGGTAGTTGGCGTGCGTGGCTGGTCGAGCGTGCCTAAGCCTGTTGAGGTAGCAGCCATTATCCAGAGCGGCAGGATCTTCAACCGAAGGAATACTCCGTTCGGAATCGCGGGATCGCCTGAGGTTGGGCAAATGCGCTTACTCGCGCGATTGGATCCGGACGTGGAGCAAATGCTGCGCGCATATCGCGTGCCTCCGCAGGCTGTTTAATGGATACATATGCAGTAGGTACAGCACTCGCGGCAAGATTCTCCGGAATCACGCCACCAACAGGATACGATCCGATCAAGCAGTCCACAGTATTCATGCCAGATGCGATCTCGACCTTCCCTGCTGTCGTGATTATGCCACCAGATTCTACGCTTTCCTATATGATGAACAAGCAGATTGACGAGCTGTACACATTCACCGTACGCTTCATCATTCCGCGCTCGGCAGGTTTGGATCGTGGCATGAAGGCACTCTACACTTGGCGCGACCATCTCGTGAAGGCAGCGGTAGGCAATCAGAATCTCGACGTGAGTGGCGTGTATTCTTGCATGGTTGTCGGCGTGACTATGGGCGACGTAGCCTACGGAGGCGAGGAGGATCTGCTAGCTGTGGATCTCCGCACCGAAGTGCGTGCGCGATCCGTCGTTTCGGATATCGCACCCTGATGGCTGAGCGCGAGTTCATCCAGATTAATCTTACGCCAAGCACGCTGGTCGATAAAATGGAAAAGAATCTTGGCGATAAAGCGATAAACACATTCCTAGTCAAACTCACAGGAAAAATGGCGGCACAAACTCGCGATCGCATGCGTGCTAACTATCGCGCTGCTGGTATCGGAATCCGACATCCATCTGATGGTCTTTATGCTGCGATTCGGCAAAAGCGCATTCGTAGACAATACAGCGAGATCGGTTATTTCATCGCTCCGCTGAGCAAGACGCGACTCATCCGACGCGCATTCCGCAGGGATATCCGTCAAGTTGTGTCTTGGGGAGCGCATCGGCATCTTATCGAGTTTGGGCACAAGATTGTTACTTCGTCAAGGAGAGATACTGGAAAACGAGCGAGAGCATTCCCGTTCATTCGTCCAGCGTTCGATTGGGCGCAGCGACAGATCGATGTACAGTTGGGTCCACAGCTGCAGAAGTTCATTGACGGACAGCCAGCTGTGACACCAGAGAAATAGGAGACATATGCAAGACACAAAGAGCAATGAACGGCTAGTCAAGATCGCGCCTGTTCCGGGAATGTTTATTCCGGGAATCGAGGCGGCGATTGCCGAAGTAACACGTGACGAAGCAGACAGGCGCATCGCGACTGGCGCGTTCGTCGAAGTAGTTGATAAGCCAACAGCACCAGCTGCGGCGAAGCAAGCAGAAGATAAGGAGTAATAGATGGCTACTCGCGTACTTCAGAGAGTTCAAGGAGCATTGGAGTCAACTGCTGGCACATTCGCCAATGCTACACGCAAACTATACGGATCAGAAATCACGCACGAGCGAACGATTGCATCGATTCGTCCGGATTATCTCGACGGAACATACAACCAGAGCCGAGCAGTCTACGAGGGTATCGAGACGAACGCATTCTCGGTGACTGGTCCATTCGCATTCAATCAGGGTGTATTCTGGCTGAACGCTGCTGTCGGCAGCTCTACTGCCGTAGGCGCTTCGGCTCCGTACACTTGGACATTCAACGCTGCATCCACCGCTGACACGACCCGATCGTTCTCGCTCGAGTACGCTTGGGCGGATGGCGGTGCAGGCATTCCTGCTTCGTTCCGTATTGCGGGCAACAAGGTGAACGCGCTCACGATCAGCTGGGCTAAAGACGATGTAGTCACGTTCGAGGCTGGTATCGTATCATTCAAGGGAATGACGCAAGGCACTGCGCTTAGCGCAAGTGTGAGCGATACGGTCGAACAGCATGCGGTTGGAGCCAACAGCATCGTTTATATCGATGCTTCTGCTGGCACGATCGGCACGACCGCTGACAGCAATGTCGCGCTCGCTTCGCTTGCGATCACCAATGGTTTCGCAACGCGATACGGTCTTGACGGCACGCTTGTTGGCGCAGCACTGGATCGCTCCGCTAAGACGGAAGCAGTCCTCACGCTGACGCGACACTTCCAGAATGACAGCGAGCTCGACGCTTGGGAAGCGAAGGATCTGCGAAAGATTCGTATCGTTACCACAGGAGCGACGCTCGGTGCTGGAAACTATGAAATGACTGTCGACTTCTACGGCGTGATTGACGAAATCACCCAGACGGATGTTGATGGCAATGTAGCTCAGGAAATCACGCTCCGTCCATACGTGGATGGAAGCACCGTGACTGTGCCGTTCTCAGTAGTTCTGAAGAACAATCAAAGCACTATCTCCTGATAGAGAATAGGAGGCATCATGAGAAACTTTGAAGTAAAGATTGGCGAGCTGGCGTTCACTATGCGTGCGATGTCGGCTCGCCAATTCATCCAGGTACAGCGCGGAGAAATCGATGAAGCAGGGCTTATCGAACTGCTCGCTGCTTCTGCAGTAAATCATCCATTCGGTGAAGGCGCAGACGCATTCCTGGACGGATGCGATGTGGATACAGCACTAGCACTACTTAAAGGTTGGGCTGCGCAACAGACGGAAATCGCGAACCCAAAAGCGAACGCCAGCAACTCTCCAGAGCTCTCGCAGCCGCAAGCCTAAACTCTGGCAAGCCACAACGCGTAACTATGAACTACGCGCTCGAGGCGCTGGCGAGAAGGTGGCACATTCCACCATGGGAACTAGAAAATGCATCTAGCCCTGAATGGATTATTCTTGGGCTATATTACCAAAAAATAGAAGCAGAGGCACAGGCTTCTAGCATGAAATCGGCAAGGAGTAAGAGTGGCAGATAATCGTGCTAGTATCGTTATTGAATCCAAGGCTGCAGTTGCTCCAGGATTTCGACAGGTCAAGCGCGAGTTTGACCTGCTCAAGTCCGCAGGCAAGCAAGTCAACAATATCTTCACAGGTATTGGTCAAGGCATTGGTCAGCGTTTCGCTGGCGTTATGTTTGACGCTGTCCGAGGAGTCACCGATCTATTCACGCAGGCTGTTCCTAAGGCGCTAGAATACTCAGCCTCCATCCGTGAGATTACCGATGCAACTGGAGCAAGCGCAGAGCAGTCATCCATTCTTGCGGGAACCCTGAAGATTCTTGGCATTCCAACTGAAGGACTTGCCACCACATTTCGAACTCTATCGAAAGAAATCGTAGGAAGTGAAGAGAAGTTTGATGCGCTAGGGATCAAGATCCGCGACATCGACGGAAATCTTCTTGACACCGTAACCATTCTTGACAATGCGCGCAGTGCATTTAACCAAATGGGCGATGGCGCAGTTAAGACTAATCTTGCTATTGATCTGTTCGGAAAGAGCGCGCTCGCTTTGCACGGATATCTGCAACTGTCCGACGAAGCAGCGGCGAGTGCCGCTTCTGAGCTCGAGAAGATGGGTCTGGTCCTAAGCGACGAAACGGTGAAGGCTGCTGACGATGCAGAACGCACCTTCAACCTTCTCGGAATGACTGTTGATGGTCTTCAGATTACTCTTGCGAATCAACTTCTGCCATCTATCATTAACATCGTGAATGCCATTCGCAACTGGGTAATGGAAAATCGCGAAGGATTGCTCAAGACTCTTTCTGCTGTCACTGGTGCAATCGGTGGATTCATCTCTGGCTTGATTGGCGCAACTGATGCCGCATCTGGGTTCATCAACAGCCTTCGTGGTAGCAGCGCAGCTATCAATACGAGTAGGGCTGGACTTCAGCTGCACATCGCTGACATTAAGCGGCAGATTGCAGCATATAAGGATAGCAAAGGAGCAGCTGGTGGTGCTGCTGGAGGTTCTGCTAAGGTAACTGCTGCGCTAACTCGTCAAATCGCGAAACTAAAAGAGCAGCGCGATGCGATCAACGAAGTTATGCGAGCTCAAATCTCGCAGGCTAGAACTGCGTTCGATGCGATGTTGGCTGGGCTTGATTCATCCGAGCGCCAATTCCAACTAGATGAGCGACGAAAAGAGCTGGCTGAAGATCTTGCTGATATCGAGCAAGAATCTGCTGATGAGAAACTCAAGTCGCAGAGAGAGATCGCGTCACTCCGCGCGGAACGAGATCTCGCGGTTGCCGCTGAGTCTGATCTTGACGAACAGTTCCAGATCGCTGTAGAATACGCAGAAAAAGAACAGCGTCTCGTAGAACAATACGCAGAAGATCAGACTCGATACGAGAAAGCAGTTGCTGACGCACGCGCACAAATCGCCAAGTTCGAGGCTGAGACGAAGCGACAGGCGGCACTAGACTCTGCGCGTGAACAGATTCAGTCAGCAATTGACCTGTCTCAGAAGATTCAAGAGCTGGCTCTTTCTGATAAAGACTTCGTCAAGAATATCGCTGAACTGCGACTTATTGAACAGCAGCAGGAATCCGCGCTCAAGATCGCAATTGCAAACGGTGACTCTGAAGCGGTCAAGCAAATCGAGATCAACCTTGCGCTGGCTCGCGATGCGATCCGCGCTCAGGAAGAAACCAAAGAGATTGCCGCACATCAGAAGCGCCTAGAGCGAGAGAAGGAAAAGAAGGCGGCTGTAAAGAGCGGCAACGACGCTTTCCTTATTGCGTTAGAGCAGCAGCTCGCTGGTCTTGAAACACAGTTAGCAGCTCAAAAAGATAACAATGAGGCTGTTCGAGATTCCGCTCATGATCACGGTTTGCTTATGGAGCAACTTGAGACTGATCAGCCCGTAGTTGATTCATTCGCTGAGGCGTTCAAAGATGCGGCGAAGGCTGGTCAAGATTTCGCGCAGGCGCTGCGAGATATCAAGAGTGCCTTGGGATTCATTGGATCTCTAGGAGACATTCTTGGAACCATTGCTTCTCCGTTTGGCATGATTGGTCGAAATCTTGGCGGCATTGGTCAAACTCTTGGCAATATCTTTGATGGCACTCCAGGTGCGCCACCAAAGCCCAAGCCCAAGCCACCGACACCGCCAACGCCACCGAGCACTCCAGCAATGCCACTCCCAGGACAGTTTGGCTTTCGTTTTGGCGTTCGTGCGTATGGAGGTCCAGTCAACGCTGGTGACGCATTCATGGTTGGCGAGAAAGGTCCAGAGCTGTTCCTTCCGAACTCCGCAGGTATGATCGTTCAGGGAGCCAACGCTGGCGGCATCAACATTACCGTGAGCGCAGGTGCATTCCTCGGAAATACGCAGGACGCGAAAGACTTCGCTCGACGTATCGCTGGCGCACTCGAAGACGAGTTGTCACGTCGACGCAAGATTCAGCCCAACCTTAGCAGAAGGATGGCAGTATGAGCCTGACGCAGCCAACGCTGGCAACTAGCTCGACCACTATCACATTCCAGCATCCAGCACGCAGCGCGCAGACTCGAGCGACATGGGAGAGTGTAGGCGGCAGCCGAATAACCGCGAACGGAACTATCCGGACGTGGAGCATCGGCTATCGCTACCGATACGCACTCAGTTTCGAGTATTGCGATATCGCTACTTGGGACGCGCTAGTGGATATGTACTGGTCGAACAATAACTCGCAAACTACAGGAATCTTCACGTGGACTGACGGTCCATGGACAGATGCGCGTTCCGGAGTGGAAGTGCGCATCGATGAAATCACCGATCTGCAAACTCCATACCCAGATCCCACGCGAGCCGACTTCACAGTAGTACTTGTCGAGGTTGACGCTCGCACCACCTAGGAGGCAATCGTGACATTTAGCTCGAATCTGATTGCCGCCATCGGAGATACTCAGCAGCGACCGCTGATCAAACTCGAGATCGCGTGGGACGGCAGTGAATACATCGACGAATCTCCGTATATTATTGACGCTTCTGGTGTTGAGAGTATCGATGCCAATACTGGATCCCTACAGCCAGCCGAAGCAACAATCACGCTGGACAATCTGACTCAGCGATATTCAGCTGAGAACGATGATTCTCCGATCTATCCATACATTCAGGGTGCGTTCATCGATGTTCGTGCCAAGTTGTCACTGGGATACCATTACGCAGGGCAAGAGAACTACCGCCAGATCGGCGTGTTCGTTGTCCGACAGCTGCTGCCGCAGGATAGCGAGCGCACTGCCATTCTTGCGCTCAGCGACATCTCTGCGAGATTCGTAGATACACCAGCGTTCTATGGTCCAGTCATCGATGTTTCGCTAGATAGCGTATTCGCCAACCTCGCTGAACGCGCTGGTCTTGGCACCGCGCAATATCGAACGGCTGGATCTGCATTCAGCACTGCGCAGTTCGCGGCTGCCGTCGGTGGTGGCATGTCTGAAGAGTTCGGGCTGCTCGCTATCGCAGAGGGTGGTCGTGTCTACGTCGACAATGGCGGCACGCTGGTATTCGCGGACAACGCGACGCGCGAGGCAGAGCTGCGTGCGCCACTGATTTCACTAGACAAAGGAACCTTCCCGTTCGAGATCAGCGTACTGCGCAATACATCATCGGCAATCAACCGCGTCACGCTGGAATACGAGGATCGCGCCTCCGCTGTTTCTGACGAAACCGTATGGCAGATCACTACGCCGATTAAGGTTCCAGCTGCAGGCACAGTAACAGGCTCATCGGTCGGCACGTACTTCACTCCAGGTCAGGTCACTATTGCGTTCAACGCACAAGACCAGACGCGCTGGATTCAGTACACGCCAGTAGTATGGGCTACTGGCACTGCTAATCCTTCAGCCGCTACCGCAAACACTGATTCCTCCGGAACGGCAGGAACCGCTATCGTTATGGAGTCTGGCGACCCTGCCTCGCGGCTATCGCTTGACGGCAAACTGTATTACGAGATGACTCTCGGTGGTACAGCTACTGGTGAAGGCAATCGTGGACGAGTAATCTTCCGCAACATGAACAGCGTACCAGTGTACGTGCGCGCTTTCACACTAGTCGGCAAACCAGCACGCATGTCCTCGCCGTACGCAGTTCAGGCTGACGATGGCGACGGACAAGACTTGCTCGGTGGGCAGATCCTCGAACAAAGGATCCTAGACCCGTATCTGCCGTCCGTGGACGTGTCATATCAGCGAGCAGTGGATTTGCTGTATTTCCGTAGCGTTCGCCGCGTGCGTGTGTCCATGTCGTCAGCTCCAGGCATTCCGCTGAAGGCTGGCGAAGTATTCGCGGTACAAGATGATGCGCGAAACATTACATACCTACAACAGGTATCTCAGATTCAGTGGGCATTCAATGCGCAGAACGGATACAACTGCAGCATCGAGGGTCTACCTTCGCTTCCTGGAGCTACGAGCGTGCAGCTGGGTGATTTCATTCCAGCTATCACTGACGTAATCAGCACGACAGAGCCGCAAGGTCCATGGTATTGGGCTCCGGATGGCGATCCAACACATTCATTACTAGCATGGGATGGCGTCACACAGTGGGGTCCAATCGAGCCATCCAATCTATTGCTAGATGAAGTGCAGGCAGTGTCTGATTCGTTCACCGCAACTGTGGAACTTCCACTAACTTGGAATACAAACAACTGGGACGAGCAAGTCTGGGGCTAATGTGAAGGGAGAGCTATGTTCAATACAAACATCGTAAAGCCGACAGGGATTGTGACGGCTACGCTATCGCGACCTGATGGTTCGATAATCTCGCAGGAGCAGCATAATACCTTCACGCTGGTTGGCGCAACACGCCTTGCAGCTGCGCTTAACGGCGAAGCAGGTACGCTCACCGTCACAGATATTCAAGCATCTTCTGGCGGTGTCAGGATCTATGACTTTGACTCTACGACTGGATTCACTGGAACTAGCACTGTTGATTCTACAATCTACCGACAGGGAGCTGGCGCATTCAAGATCGAGGCTGCACCTTCGGGTACGCAGTACGTCTTTGACGCGACCACTATCAGCAGCACCGCAGTTCCTGCTTCATCTTCCATCGAGCTGTCGCTTCGATTCACTACGGTGAGTCGAGTGAACAAAACAGACTCACAACTGCGTCTATTCACGGGCGGCAACGCATCTTCGTATTACGGAATCACACTGGGCGCGCTGGAAACAGCAGCTGGCGTGACCTTCGCCGATGCGACTTGGTCGGTCTGCCGCGTTCCTATCAGCTCGTTCTCGATCGAGGCTGGCGCTCCCTCGTGGAGTACGCTCAGCGGAATCGGTCTACAGCTAGTCGCTGGAACAGCAGGAACCGCAACTGCCTATGTTGACAATGCGTTCGTGGTGAATGGGAGTCTTGACACGAGCAGCGCTGCTACGGCAGTGCCATCAGTGTACGATACTGTTGCCACGACGAACAGCAGGGCAACGCGAACTGTTACAGCGAGTGCCAGCTGGGGTCTATCTTCAGCGGTAGGCGAAACATTCTACGTGTTTGGCTTGCGTGATGGAAGCGGCAACCTTCTCGCGATTACTGGTTATTCAGCTGGTTCGGGAATCTACAAAGAACCGAACTCGCTTCTTAATGTGAGCTGGTCGCTCACGACTACAGCCTAAGGAGGGTTAGATGGCAAACAGCGGTACCGTAACAGCAGGCAGCGTCGCGCTAGCCTCGCAATACAACAATCTTCGCAGCGATGTGCTTGATATCAGCACAGGGCATACGCATACTGGCGCGTCCGAAAACGGCAAGAAGGTTCACGGAACGGCGCTTGATACAACTGGCGCAACCAATGGTCAGGTGCTCACCGCAAACGGATCAGGCGGCGCAACATTTGCCGCCGTAGCATCCAGCGGCGCGCTTTCGCTTAGCACGGCAACAGCGACATTCTCAACAGCATCTGCTGGAACTGCTGCTTTCGCATACGCGACTGGATCTGGTGGGGCAAGCATCGGCGTTAGTTGCGGCGGATCAACTTTTATGACCATTAGCACTCACAACAACTATTCGGCATCAACTCGTACGCTCTACACTTGGGATATTGGAAACACAACAGCGATTGCCACCGTCTCGCTTTCACCTGTTGCTGCTGGCACGACGATCGTTGATCAGATTGGCGGTGCAGGATTCGCTGCTGGAACTACTTTTGTTGTAAAAGAGAATTTTGGCAGCGGTAACACTTGGACAAACTATCTCAGGAAGTTTACGCGCGCAGGGACTAACTCGTGGAACACGACTCTTGCGACTTTTACCCTTGCTGCTCCTGGGAATCAGTCCGAGTATCTTGGACCATTTGGTGGTGGGAGCAGCGCTGACAACAGCCCACATTGGAGCCAGACGCTTGGTGCGTGGTACGGCGGAGACTACCGAACCACAGCGCACGCAACGGCAACAACAGGAGGCGCTGGGACTGTTTCAATCTGGCTTGTCAACGATGCGAGCGGAAGTGCATATTCTGCCGTGTTCGGAACTGCGTCGTCTACTCGCCCAGCGTGGACAAGCGCCACTGTATTCGTCCCAGACAATGTTGGAACGCCAACTGCTGGGACTATTCACGCATTCGGTAGAAGCACAAACGCTACAAACACAGACAGCGTGTACCGTTATTGCAAATATACTGTTGGCAGCGCCAGCATCACTGCCGCATCAACCGCAGATAACACTCTGTTCAACTCGTCTGACACTCCGATTTGGGCAATCTGGGATTCGGTCAACTCACTCATTCTTGTAGCAAGCGCCTACGGCATTTACGCGCTAGATCGTACTGGTGGAACCGTAATGTGGCGCACGCCACACACTGCTGCTGCGCGAATCCACGATATTGCAACTGGATCTAGAAGTATGATTGCTATGGGTGCTGGAAATGATGCTGCTCCAGTTGAGCAGCATTACGACTTGCAAACAGGATGGTCAATCGGCGGCAATGGGCGCCTCAGTGTTCGCAAGTTTGGATCTGTAGGACCAGCGATGATTCCCCACGGTCTGCTTGCTTCGGGAAACTCAGCCAGCAACAACGCCCCATCTCCGCTTATTGGCGTCGGCTCAGCAACGCACTTCTTGACTAACAATGAAGCGCTCAGCGGAACTGTGTTGCAGTACCCTCTGGCTGGCGTTGCGCGGGTACAGATTGCTGGTACATCCTCTGCGGCGTATCGTCAACTAAGTCCACAAATGATCACGCCAAGTTGGGGCATCATATCATTTGACGCACCAAATAGTTTTGAGGTGCAAAATGGCGCATCGTATGGTCTGAGCGGAAACTTTGAACGCAATATTTATTTTGGATTGAATATGACGCTGATTGCTCCTGGAACTGCTACGATCTTTGCGAATGTTGCAAACACTTGGGGTGTAAACACTCAAACGCTGACCAATCTTGGAACAGCAACATTCCTTACAAGCGGTGGCACCGCAACTGTTGAAACGCGCACAATCACAATGGCGTAAGGAGAGAATATGGCAGACAAACTGTTCATTCGCGCAGACGATTCTGGCGAGATTTACACTTGGGGCGCGGAACTCCCTGATGCAATTGAGATTGCAACATCTGCGATCCCTTCAGATTGGTACAAATACTCGCACGCGAAATACCGCTGGAGCGGAACCGCTCTTGTGGCGCGCGCAGGGTGGGTTGCGCCTGTGATTGACGAAACGGTCAGCATCCCATCACGCACTACAGAGCCTGAAACTCCCGCTGATCCAGAATGACCAAGAGCCAAGTTGATTCAATCGTAGAGCGACTGGATCGGATTGAAGCCGACCTAGCCTGCGTGCGCGTTGAGATGGCAGAGACACGAGGAGCCTATCGATTGGCGAAGTTCGTCATTGCCCTCCTCGGAATCAGCGGTCTGGGAGGTCTTACCGCGTGGCTATCTAACGCTAAGTGAGCCAACGCGCACTTGCGTTCCTGCTGGCACTGGCAACTCTGTTGCCGTTCGCTGCGAGCGCCTACGCACTTGACAGCGCAGATGAATGGGATCAACAGATTGATTCCAACGGCACGATCACGCTCACCGATGGCACGATCCTGATTCAAGGCAGCAACAACGCTGGTCCTGGCTATCCGTGGCAGAACACGGTGACTGGATTGACAACAGACTCATCGCTTGGCGAGACGGTGTCGTTCGACTGGTCATACTGGACAACCGACGGTGCGTTCTACGACCAAGCGCAGATGCTGCTCAACGAGAGCTGGGTTGACCTTGCTATCTGGAATCAGGGCGGCTACGACCCGAAGCAACAGAGCGGCAGCCAAGAGGTCTATGTCACGGCAGGCGGCATCTTCGGATTCCGCATTATGAGCATCGATTCCTGCTGCGGCGCTGGCTTCTTGGAGATCAGCAACACCACGTGGGTCGTAGGCAGCCCGACGCCGTCTCCGGAGCCAACTCCTGAGCCGACTCCTACACTAACTGCTCAACCTAGCGTAGAGCCGTCTCCGACAGAGCCACCTACGCCGAGCCCAGAGCCGAGCGTAGAGCCAACGCCAGAGCCTACGCCGACACCACAACCTACGGAGGCACCAGCCACGCCTGAGCCGTCGCCTGAGCCAACGCCAGAGCCGACGCCAGAACCAAGCGAGGAGCCATCAAATGAACCAACACCTACACCAACGCAGCCAAACCAGACTTCCTCACCCGAGCCGACGACCGCTCCATCAGAAGAGCCGTCGGAGCCTCCTACCGCTTCTCCTGATCCCACTCCTGTTCCTACTACTGAGCCAACACAGCCCGCTCTGCCAGATGTAGGCGAAGCAGTCGAAGCGGTAGCAGAAGTTGCAGGAGCAGCCGTCGAAGCAGTTGCAGATGCGCTTGGCGACATCGCAGCAATCGGCGAGATCGGCAAAGATCTTGACACAACCGAAAAAGAAGAAGCGCAACCAATGGCAGTCGCAGTCATCTCTAGCCAGATCGCCAGCGTCGCAGCGGCGGCAGCAAATGCCGCACGCAGCTCAGGCGGTACGAGCGGTGGAGGTGGCAGCAGCGGAGGCGGCGAGATGGGCGCGCGTAGCAGAAAGGGTCGCCGCTAATGTTTAAGAATGTTATCTTGGATCTTATTGGTGGAGCGTGGACTATTCTTGGTCTACTTTTTGCCGTAGTGGTTCTGCCAGAAGGACAAACGCAAAGCACAATGGCAGCACTATTTATCCTGTTGACGATTGCATGGATTGCAACTGGACCATTGAGATGGAGGGAATAATGGCACGAAGCGAAGATCACATTGACGACATCCACGAGCAGGGCTGGACTCGCGTGGACACTGCGCCAAACGAATGGGTTGCACTTGTACCAAACGATGACAACAGTGCCTTCGGCGGTACGCTCTGGAAGCAGGGTGAAGACGGCAAGGAATACAGCGAAGGCTGCACAGCTGGTCATCCGATTAGCGCTGCGCTAGGCTTTGAGTCGGCAGCTCGCGCGATCGCGGTGCTAATCAAAGAGGAGAACCCATCTTGAGGATGCGGATCAAATCTCAATTGTATAGCGACGCTGAGGCGCAGAAGAAAGTCGGCGCGGTGCTTGACGATTGTGGACCCTCAAGCGCGGCAGCAGCCGTCGCCTATGTCAACGGATACGCGCCTGACTTTCAGGCATCCGACGGCGTAGCGGCGAAAGAGCGCGCCACTGGTTTCAAGGAGAAGCAAGGCGTCAGCGACAACGGCTCCAGCCTATCTGACCTTATCAAGACTGTGCGCGAACTAGGCGGCAAGGCACGTGCAGCCGACACCTTCGCTGAAGCGGTGGAAGCGGCTAAGGCTGGCGCTGCCCTGATTGTCTGGGTGCAGGCACCGATCGGCTACCCAGCGCAGGCGCTGTCCAAGTGGCATCGGAACTGGGCGTCCTACTGGCAAAAGAAAGATCCGAAGGTGATCGCCGCTGGATATGGGCATATGACCTCGGCATCCTACGATGCCGACGCCAAGACCTTCCAGTTCGCAGACCCTACCTTTGACGAGAAGCACCCGAAGGAGCAGTTCGCCGTGGCAATCACGGAGGCTGATCTGAAAGCAATCGCCTCCGGAAAACCAGGATCGCCTGCATCACACATCGTCATTGTGACGAAGAAGGAGAAACTATGAGCAAGTTTACAGCATTCCTCGCAACGACCTCGGTAGACGAGGCGATCATTGACTTTCTTCGTACAGGTTTGAGCACTGCTATCGCCGTTAGCCTTGGTTTGGGAATCCCGCTAATGGACATCTCCGGAGGTGACTTCCGCACAGTTCTGAGCGCCGCACTCGCCGCAGGATTGCAGGTTCTACAGACCTATCTCGATCCTTCAAATGACCGTTATGGTCTTAGCACGAAGCCAAAGAAGTAAGAACCATACAACTAAGTAGGTGGCGCGTATGGGCAAGCGGATTCCCATCGAATGGGGCAAGATTAGAACTAAGCCAGCTCTCTTGGTTGGCTGCGGGAATAGTAGACATATGGAGGCATCATGTCGAAACTCGAGGCAGCACTGGTTGCTGCACGGAAGAAAAATAAAGGTACGCCATGCGGAGTGGGTATCTTACTTTCAACAATCAAAGGTGAAGACCGCGACGTATTTCTCTCCGCGCTCAGGGATCCAGCAGTTTCAAAGAGAATGCTCAGTGAAGTAATAGAATCCACGTACGGAGTGCGCATCGCAGAAGGAACTCTCGCGCGACATCATCGCCGAGCGTGCATGTGCAATCATGAGTGATCTTGAGAAGTCACTGACCGAAGCAGCTGCATACGAAGAGCTGCGCGCTGCGCATAATCGTGCGCTACGTGCTCTTTCAAAGAAAACTATCAACGAGCAGGAGCTGGTGGATGCTGTCTATCGTGCGGCACGAGATGCCGCTGCGATTATCAAGATTCCGCCAGTTCCTGCGCCAAAAGCAGACAAGCGCAAGGGATCCGCTGAAACATGCGTGGTAGTGCTGTCCGACTGGCAGCTCGGAGCTACGCGAGCGGGTGAGTATAGTATTGACATTGCGCGCAAGCGTATTGAGTTGCTAGCTCAGAAGGTTGAACGGCTGATTGCGATTCAGCGACAGGATCACCCTGTTGAAGAGATCGCAATCTACGTGCTAGGCGATATCGTCGAGTCCGACGGCAACATCTTCCCTTCGCAGTCGTATGAAGTGGAGTCTGGTGGTCTGTATGTCCAAATCTTCGAAGCGGCGCAGATCCTCGCAGACTTCGTACGCAAGATGGCGGCGCTTGCTCCGAAGGTGCGGGTGCGCAATGTTATTGGAAATCATGGGCGACTCGGTCGCTACGGTGATCACTCGCCTGAGAGCAATGCAGATGCGATAACATATCGCGTAGCTCGCGACCTAGTTCGCGAGCCGCGTGTTGATTGGCGCGAAGCATTCACGCTAGGCGCACGACACTGGTATGAAACGGATGATCTGCCAAGCGGCAAGGCATTCCTAGTTCACGGCGATCAGTTCCGCGGAGGCGCATTCGGATTGCCGTACTACGCTATTGCTAAGCGCGCTCAGGGTTGGAATCTCAGTGTCGCACCATTCGACTTCCTATTCTATGGACACTGGCACACGCCAGCGCGTCTTGTGATGTCAGACGGCTCGCATACTATCTGGGGCTCTCCTTCTATTGAGAGCGGCAACAGATATGCGCAGGAATGGCTGGCTGCTAGTGGCACGCCAGCGCAGTGGTGTCTGTTTTTCGGCAAGGATGGCGTGACGGCAGAATATCTGGTACGACTTGAAGACATTAAACGAACCGACAAGAAATGAGTACTGCGAAGTTTGTGAGGAGTTCACGTCGAAGGTTTACGCCTTCAACACAACTCCGCTAGGCATCGATTCGATGGGCAATCTCGTATGCGAAGAGAATGCCATATGCCTAGAATGCATCACGCTGCTCATCGCAATGGCGAAAGACAACATACTCCCAGACCAATAATACGCTGGTAGCCTCACGGCGATCCAGCCTAGACCCAGAGAGTCATGGCGCGAGCCTCCCGCTGCCACCTCTCTGGGTCGCCTGACCCTTCCGCTGACGCGGGAGGGTCATTTACTATTGGAGCCGTGATTGTACAGACAGGGGCACCTGCCCTTGCCATCGTACAACCCTAGCCCAGTGCCGTCCTGTATGGGTTTGATCGAGCTCGACGTTGGGCGGCTCAGGCGGCTCGAGCTCGAGAGCTCCTCCCAAAAATAGTCCGGAAACCATGGTTGCTTTTGTACAACCTTCGATGCATGATTGACTCAGGCGCTGAGGAAGCGGGTCATTCGACCAGCTGGCGCAAGAGGAGGACGAAAATGCGAAAAAATATCGGAAGCGCACTCAATCAGGCGACGGGATGGCGAGAGATCCACGATCTCTATTGCCCAGATCTAATGATCGCGACGCGCAGCGATTTCGATGCGATCGCGGCATTCGAATCGATCCCGGAAGCAGTCGAAGATGCGGCGAACTCGAATAACGAGTCCCACGAATACGCGCTCGAGAATATTGTCCAGATCTATGCGTGTGCCAAGAAGGCTGACAAGTCAAGGGAGGTGCGATAATGGGTAAGTTCAAGGATCTTGCAATCATCGAGGAAAACAAGAAGCAGGAACTGTTCCACGAGCAGGCGCTGCAGCTGCAGAGAGAGGCGAACGCACTAGCGAGTCGGATCGCTGCTCGCAAGGGCAGCGGTCTGTACCGATATCGCTTCGCTGGTCCATATGCGCCAGCGCAGTGCATCGACTGCGTGTCGGAGGTGCGCAAGCAGAACCCAGAAATGAAGCCGAACGATTGGCTGCCTGCAGCGTGGGTTGGCTGGATGTTCGACGCAGCCTGCGATAGCTGCGACACGGTACCGAACGGACGCACAGAGGATGGAGCTCGAAAGTGACCGTATCTAACGGCACTGGGCTAGCTATGTATGTGGCTAGGGGCATTGTTCCCTGCCAACAGGAGGACTAGTATGTTACACGAAATCAAGCAGGTCGAAGATACTCAGCCAAGTGAAGCAGGAGCGATTAGCGGATATGAAGCGGAATGCACTTGCGGATACAAGGTTCGGCGCTCGCTTCGTACAATCGCAGTGATGGACGCTATCGAGCATTGCTTTGCCAGCACGTACAAGAATCACTTGCTTAATGGCAAGCGATCAGGCATAATGCCGTCAGACGACGGCTATGATTGCTGAAGCATATAGGAGGACTTGATATGCAGACGTTCTTACCGTATGATTCGTATCAGGAAACAGCTCGCTGCCTAGATTATCGCAGGCTGGGCAAACAGCGCGTTGAAACATTGCAGATTCTCAATGCTCTCAACGGACAGAGTCGCGGCTGGGTCAACCATCCCGCTACCAAAATGTGGCGCGGTCACCGCGTACACCTTATCTCGTACGGTATCGCTATCTGCGATGAATGGATTCGTCGCGGATACAAGGATACGTGCGGTCAAAAAATCCTAGGACATCTTGATGCTGCGTACGCTGCGCAGGAATATGACATTCCGCCATGGCTAGGTTACGAACCGCTACATTCATCGCATCGCAGCAATCTATTGCGCAAAGATTCCGCGTACTATGGTCAGTTTGGTTGGCGCGAACGCGATGACATGCCGTATGTTTGGGTCGAGTCTGACGGCTGGGTCTGGACGGACAAGTCGGGTCGGGTCGGGTCGGTCGGGACGGCTGTACGACCCAAATCCGAACTCGACTTGCTTTATACAGCAGATCAGGCATAATGAGGGAGTTGGTTGAGGACGACCCGCTGGGTCGGTACCGACAGGAGGAAAAAATGACGAGGACTTGGGGCAAACTGGAAATCCGCAAAGGGACTAGCGTCCGAAAGTACTTTATCGATGGCGTGAAGCGCGAGGAGCTTCTCCCATTCATGCGCAAGGTTCTGCGCAACGAAGGCACGCCGAATCTCACGATGATCACTCGCAATCCTGGTCGCGGCGGCACTGCTTCCGTTAACTTCATGGGAACAACAATCGAATTCAGTGATAAATCTAGTTTCCTTCACGAGCTCTCGCATACGCAAGTGTACGACGGCTATTGCGAACATTCAGGCAAGACGCGACGGCTGACGTGCGAATGCTCTCACTCCGTAGAGTTTCACGTGAACCTATTCAAAATGTATGCGCGATATCTCAGCAAGGATGAAGCGGCTACTGCGCGGCGAAGCGAATACCGCTACCATCCAGTAAACAGCGGGAAGGCTGCGCGCAAGGTTCGCAAGTTTGCGGAGTACCGCCAATGGAAGGCTAGCCGACGCGAGAACCGCAAGCAAGAGGTTGCTGATATCTCGCAAGAGAACCGCGACGCGGCGGCAAAGTTCAACCGCGAAGCAGCGCAAGATGCTTGGAACAGGATGGCTGAACGAAACGATTGGTCGCGTGCCTATCGAATCAATTGGTATGGACCGAACAGCATCTCTTGGACTACCGAGAAGGTATGGTACGATAACGATAAAAAAGATTGGGTGCGCGAACCGCTTGCTGAACCAATCGCTCACGCTTGGGGACGCGGAACTACCGCGAAAGTTTACCCGAACGGCGAAGTCCGTTTGATTACTGGCAAGGTAGTGATGCGATTGGAGGTTCCGCGATGAATAGCCGCAAGAAAGTGCTTGATCGCGGAACCGAGGGCTCTGGTAAGGGCGGTAAGGCGTGGGAGATCTATGAGGAACTCCGCGCCGACGGCTCCGCGGAGCTGTTCGTTTACGTCAAGTCATTCCGCTTCGGTGGCTCCGTCCTGTTCGCAGCCGATATGGCTGCGGCGCGGAGCATCGTGGATGTGTACCTGCGCAGCGGGTACAATGCTGCGTGCAGTGTATGCTGACGCAGCGAGTTGACTACGCTGCTGGTCGCAAGACCAGTGGCGTTCGGTTGGGCAACCAGCCGAACATTAGTTCAGGGTCGTGCGGCATGGGATCCTGCGGCGAGAGCCGTCATGATGCCGCAAGCAGTAGGAGGTAGCATGGCTACTAAGTTCAGCAACGCTGCGGAGGCAAACGCAGCAGCCGAGGCGCTCAATAGCGCCAGCGGTGCACTCGCCGATGCGGCTCGAACAGTTGCCGCGTCAGATCCGTGGATCACGGACAAACTGACGCGTCAGTCTGGGTTCACTGGTCGCATGGCGGCAAAGATTCAGCGACTCGCTGATAAACTCAGCGAGCGCGAGAGCTCTGCGGACGCAGAGTAACAGAGGAGGAGGACTGTCATGATCAAGCAGGAACGGAAGCGTCAATTCTGCAAGGGCTGCGGGTCGCGGATGCAATATCCGTTCGTTGCCCTAAGCAGGTTCGATAATCGAACGAAAGTGTGCAGCGAGTGCGGCACTTGGGAGGCGATGATTCAGTTCGGCGCTATGGTTGATGGAAGCAATCCACGTCAAGCGCTCGCTGGTCCAGGCAAGGCATCCGCATGAAGAAAGTCCGCAGCTCCGCTAGCGGAAAGCAGCTGGCGTTCTGCCCGCAAGGGCATGGCGCTATGTATTGGATCGAGCAGTCAGGGAAGTACTACTGCTCGAGCCAAGAGCATGACGTCAGCGGAGCTGCGGCATTCTTCACAGAAGCGCAGTCAGAAGGTCTGCGCCGTAACACAACGAAGCGGCATATGGCAGGGGAGGTTGCCCCTGCCATACCTGCCGACTAGTCTAGTGCCGTTATACACGGCTGAATGCAAGGAGGAACGATCATGAGGACAATGATTGCTGAGGCGGCTGCGGTTGCCATGGGGCTGCTCGCTATGGTGCTGTTGCTGGCACTTGGGAGCATGTCATGAGGCTGAATCGAAAGGGAAGTCCAGTAGTATATCAACAGGTGGCTACGCGATACCACCGACAGCTGCAACAGGCTGAGCGCTCCGCGCTGCTAGCAGACATCGCGCTGCTGTGCTACGGGCTGGCGTTCGTGGTATTCCTGTTTGCGGTGGCGGGCTGATGCCAAAGCAGTACGAGTTCATCAAAGCAGAGCAGCGCAGCGAGGAGTGGCTGAAACTGCGCAAGGAAGGGCTGGGCGCTAGCGACATTCCTGCCGTTCTGGGCATCTCTCCGTACAAGACACCGTACCAACTCTGGGCAGAGAAGCGCGGCGATGTTCAGCCACCCAAACTGGGTGCGGCTGCAAATCGTGGCGTGCTGCTTGAGGATTCGGTAGCGAAGTGGTACGAGCAGGAGAAAGGCGTGAAGGTTCGTGTGTCGAATGGTGTTGTGCGCATGCGGAAATACCCATGGGCAATGGCATCACTCGACCGAACGATTGTCGGAACAGACGGACTGCTCGAAATCAAGACGAGTTCATCTCCGCGTTGGTCGCTGTATCCTGTTCCTCCTGAAGTGGTGGCGCAAGTGCAGTGGCAAATGATGATCACGGGAGCGCCTTGGGTTGACGTAGCTGCACTACTCGGAGGGCTAACCTTCCGCGTCGAGCGAGTTGAAGCGTCGAACCAGTATCAGTTGGAGATGTTCCGTAAGGCGCAGGACTTCATGGAGCGCGTGAAGTCTGGTCGTGCGCCAGCTGTTGCGGGATCCGATTCCGATTACTTCGCGCAGCTGCACCCGCAGCAAAGCGAGGAATGGGAGTTGGCTGATTCGGCAGCGGATCGACTCGCAATAGAATACCGTGAAGCATCGGAGGAGGAACGGCTCGCAAGCGAAAAGATGCAGGATATCTCGATGGCGTTGAAGGAAATGATTGGAAGCAAGGTTGGCATTATGGGTCGTGGATGGCAGGCTACGTGGAAACAGAACAAGCCATCGCTCAAGACAGACTGGCTGGAGGTAGCCGATTATGTGCGCGTGTGGGATCCAGCCACCTACGAGGAGCTATTGAAAAAGCATACTGAAGAGAAGGCTGGTTCGCGCGTATTCCGATTCAAGGTACAGAACGAAGGCGAATAGGCAGGGGCACCTGCCCCTGTTTGCATACAGGACTAGCGCAGTGCCGTTAGACACGGCTAACTGCAAGGAGGAATAGCAATGGACGGAACGAACAAGAACGAAACGAACGCTGCGGTTCTCGCAGCATTGGAAGCGCCATTCGCACCAGAGCTGGTGCGTGAGCGCGTCGGGCATGGCGGCTTCAAGTTGAAGTGGGTTCCTGCTCGCGCAGTCGCGCAGCGGCTGGATCAGGTTCTCGGTATTGCGGGATGGGATTTCTACGTGCATCCTGTCGGTGAAAGCAACACTGTTGCCGCCACTTTGACGATTCATTTCCCTGACGGTCGGTCAGCAACGCGAATGGATTTCGGATACGAAACAGGAGGCTCAGGCGAATCGTTGAAAGAAGCATCTTCCGACGCGCTGCGCAGGGCTGCTTCTCTGTTCGGCGTAGCGCGGTATCTCTACATGGGAGAGCCAGCTCCGCGTGCAGCATTGCCGCCTAAGTCAGTGAACAGCGTGCGTGAAAACAGGTACGCGCCACCCGCGCCAGTTGACGGAAGCGTGTTCGATTCGCGTTCCGACGATGCGCAAATCCTTAAGGCAGCGATGAGTTTCGCTTCGAATGTTGCTGAGGGCAACTGCCCAGAGCATGATGTTGCGTGGACATTGAAGCCAGCTGGGACTAGCAAAGCAGGTAAGCCGTACGCGGCATTCTATACTTGCGGAGCGAAGGATGCGAACGGCTGGTGCAGGAATAAGCCATCCCTGAAGTGGCTGGCTGCTAATCCGATTAAGGAGGAGCGAAGGGCTGAACATCTGATTGACCTTCCGATTGATCCGCCGAAGTTTACTTCGGATGAAGTCGGCGAAGAGTTGCCATTCTGATAGGAGGAGAGCATGAAGTACGAAGCAGTTATAGCACCATCGTTGCAGGGTATGGCGGTCGATATCATGTCGGTCAAAGCGCACCCTAAGAATATCAGGAAGCACAAGATCGAAGCGATCCAGCGTTCGCTTCAGAAGTACGGTCAGATGAAGCCGATCGTGGTTCAAACCAAGACAGGCTACATCATTGCGGGAAATGGTACGTGGAGTGCTGCTTCCGCACTGGGTTGGGAAACTATTGCGGTGAACTACGTGGACGTGGACGACCATACCGCTATGGGATTCCTGCTCGCTGATAATAAGGCGAGCGACCTGTCGGCGTACGATACCGAGAAACTGAAGGATGCGCTCACGCTGCTATCGGATGGTCCAGGATTGTTCGATACGCTGTGGACTATTGACGAGTACGAGGACTTGCTAGCGCAGGATCCAGCTGCCGTCACTATGCCATACGAGGAGTTCAAGGGAGGCTACGCCGAAACAGAGGAGGAGCTGCGCGCACGACTGGAGCATGTCAATCGCGCAACGGATAACTCTGGTGCTAGCCGTTCAGCGATGAAGGAAGTGCCGCTGCTGATTAAAGCAGATGAGCACGCTGCCTTCGTTAAGCGATTGAAGACTGTTGGCGCCAAACTAGGCGAGAGCAGCATTCTGGGAATCATCTTCGCGTGCGTTGCGTATACCGAGGAACATCTCGGCATCGGCACATCGCAGAGCGAAGGCAATACAGCAGGGGCACCTGCCCCTGCCAATACAGAGGACTAGCCCTGTGCGGTTATACATGGGCTATTCCAAGGAGGAACGTCATGGCTGAGCGTGTGATTCCGCGGAGCGCGGATGCGGAGCTGCCGCTATTGGTCGTTGTGTCGTACGACAGGGCTGGGCGTGTGTCAACGCTAAAGCAGCCAGCGTTCGATGAAATGACGCAAGTGCTGGTGGTTCACGACGAGGAAGCGAAAGATGCGTATGAACTGATTCAGGACTGCGGCAAAGCACAGCTGTTCGTTAGCGGTGTGCGCGCAGGGTATCCTGGATCTGGCAAGGTTAGGCAAATGCAGTGGGTATGGGAGCAGCTCGATGAAGGCGAAGTGGTAGTATTCGCGGACGACGATATTAAGTTCTGCTCCGCTGCGCCTAAAGCGTATGACGGCATCGAAAATGTCGTGCTGCCAGTGGACGAGCGCATGCTTGCACCGATCTCGCGAGAGTTCAAGACGGAAATCGATGCAAAGCGGTGGCGTGAACTATTCTTCTCTACCCTTGCAAGGATGAACGCGCAGGATACGATCATGGGTGGGTTCGCCGTAGTAGACAATTACTTCTTCAGGCTGAAGCACTGGCGAAGGGTCGGCTACGTGTCTGGTCACCTTATCATCATGCGAAAAGATTCGCGCTTCAAGTGGGACGAGAACATTCCGATGGAAGACTATCGGAACTCTGCCGAAGTGTGCAAGGTATTCGGTTCGGTTGTACTAAACAACTTTGGATTCTTCGAGCATAGTACGTACATCGAGGGTGGTCTTGGTACCGCTGAGGAGCGGCTGCCGTTCCGAGCTCCCGATTGCGAAACGCTGATGCGGATTTATCCTGGATTCTTTCGTATCAAAGAATCAGGTATAATGGCAGGTGCGGATCTTTCGGTTTCGGTCACGGACGTGACGCTTGACCGCTGGGTCGAAATGATCCGCAAAGTCGAAGAAGAAATGGAAGCAGAAAAGGAAGGTCTGTTCAAATGATCGATATCCGTGTTCGCACAAGAATCTCGCCAGAGGAACTTGAAGAAAAGAAAGGGAAGATCCTGACGGAAGATGACTACAATGTGTTGGTCACTGGACCAGCTCGTATTTATTCTCCCGAGGGCAAACTGCTTGCAGTGTACCGACCTAAAGCGATCCCATCTGATGTGCTTGCTTCGTATTACGATACGCTGCATTCGCTGAAGTCATATGAGACGAACAATCGTGGGCTCGCGAGCGGAACGGTACGCGTAGCACGCGAAGGAAGCAAGCGCAGTTCGGCTAAGGCAGTTGCTTCGGCGATCATTGGTTCGTTCGATGCCAAGATGCCGCGTATGTACTGCCGACTAACGGCATGGACAGGCAAGGAAACGCAGCAGTGGGAAGGTCTGCTGCCGCTGTTTCAACGCATCGGTGATCTGTTCAGGCAGTACGTGCCTGACCGATACGATGTGCAGATGCGCAAGGTGCTAGAAACTAAACCTGACTGGGTGGTGCCGAATACACCATTCACCACCATCACCGTGAACAATACGTACCCGACAGGAGTTCACACTGACAGTGGCGACCTAGAAGAAGGATTCTCAAATCTCACCTGCTTGCGCCGAGGCGATTACTCTGGTGGTATCTTTACCTTCCCTGAGTACCGAGTCGGATTCGATATGCAGGACGGTGACGTGCTGCTTATGGACGCACACCAGTGGCATGGGAATACGCTTATGCAGCTGCACGATGATGAAGCGGAACGCATCTCAATCGTGTGCTATTACCGAACCGACATGGCAAAGTGCGGTACGGCAGAGGAAGAGGCTGAGCGTGCGTCGGCAGCTGCCGAGAAGCGTGCGCTAAGCGGAGTCGAGTTGTAGCAAGGAAGCGGAGGACTCATGTCGATATGGTTCAAATGCGATGCGAGGTTCTATAAAGATCCAAAGATTATCGCACTGCCAGATGACACCACTAGGTACGCATTCTTGGTGATCATCGGAGAAGGAAAGTACGTGCGGTCTGGCGGGATGTTCGAGTCGCGCCAGCACTTGGAAGCGTGTCTGCCTACGCAATATCATAGCGCTATTGATGCGCTAATTGCGTGCGGATTGCTCGCAAAGCGCGGAAAGCGGATAGCGATCAAAGCGTGGCGCGACTGGCAGGTAGACCCGACTTCCACGGAGCGCTCTAAGCGTGCAAGAGCGCGCGTACAGCAACGGGAAGACAACGGTACAGCAACGGTCACGCAACGGCTGAGAGAAGAGAAGAGAAGAGAAGAGAAGAATCTAATCTATAGACCAGCAAGGAAATCTGACGGTAAGGTTGAACGCGTAGGAGATATTATTCTTAGGCGAGGTTCCAATGCGTAATACACTTGGCGTTCGTACGGAATCAACAGGTTGGCGTGATTCTTGGATCAGCGATAAACATCGCAGCTGGGGATACGATCTACCTGCCAGTGACATCGACTTCATGCTGCTTGAGTATGACAACATGAAGCCAATCACGCTGGTCGAGCACAAGACGGTAGGCTGCTGGAAGCAGTTCGGCAGGGAAACGGTACTTAGGTGGCACGCGCCAGTCGCAACTCTTGCCACAATGGCAGGGCTGCCTAGCTACTTGTGCCTATACGAGAAACATCCAGCTGCATTCTACGTACTGGCAACAAACGAAATCGCGGAGCGTGTTCCTGGACGCAATGGCTGCTTCGGCTCGGAGATGATTCCGATGTCGGAGCGGCAATACGTGGCATTCCTATATCACCTTCGCAATCGTCCGTTGCCCTCGGTTCTCGTGTCTGAGCTCGAAAGCGTGGCTATCCAGCCGCACATGGATAGTCTTACAGTACAGCAGGGGCAGGTGCCCTTGCCTATGGATGAAGAAATGA